AGGCCCAACGTCAAGGGCTCCACAGCAGGGACAGTAACCACGACAGGCTCAACTGAGACCACCGCGTTCCCGGTCGGCGTCTTGCGAATCGACCGTCTCCAGTTCATCAATCCCGACACTAACCTGCCGCAGTGGGACCTCTACAAGATTAAACGAGTGGGTGGGCACGCATACCGACGAGCGTGGCCGTGGAACCTCATTTCGACATTTTCTGTGGGCCGCCCCACGGGCTACTTCACTAACGCGCGGTTAATCTACTGGGACCCGCTCCCGGACGCTACACACACTATCAGGTGGTATGGCCTGCAGCAGGCCGCGGACATCACCGCAGGCGGAACCTTCCTCTACGACGACACCGTGATGCTACCGTTGGCGGCGCTAGCCGTAGCGATCCTCTCCAGGGGCCTTGGCGACGAGGCGGGTGAGATCACGCAGCTGGCCAGCGGCATCCTGAGCCCGGTTGTAAACGAGCTTGATAGCTACGACCGCGACGGCGGCACCCAGTTTGAGTACAGCGAAGTTCACCTTACTTAGCGGTAAAGAGCACCGCACCTTGAGGTTTTATTAAATGTCCACCCCAGTTCAGTCAGAACGTGTAATCGTAGCGCAGAGTGCGCTAAACACCGCGGGAGTGTGGAACTCCAGTGACATCACCCCCTACGCCCAGCTTGGCGTCTACGTCGAGTTCGGGGCGGGCACCTCGGCGGGCGTTGTGATGCTCGAAACCGCAGCCAACGAGAACGGCCCTTGGGTGCTTGTGCCGAGCGGGACCTTCACGTGGGCCGCCGCCAGCACAGTGTTGTACGGGCGCTTTGATGGACCCTTCTACGCGGTGCGTGCTAGGATTAGCACGGCGATTGTCGGGGGCACTACCACAGTAACGTTTGTTGGTAATAGCTAAGAGGCCCCGTGCAAGCGGACCTCCAGGTTCTTCCCTACACGACCTTTCTCGGCACGAATGAAGGCATAACCCCCTTCTTGCTGCCCGAGATCTATTCGCCCAGCGGCTCACAGAACAACTTCATAGACAAGCTGGCGCGGATCAAGAAGATCCCCGGCTACTCGAAGCAGACTGCCTCACCGATAACCACCAATACTGGAGGGTCTGCGACCCTAGTACGGAATCTCTTTCCGTACCGTAAGACCGAAGGTGGATCTGTCACGCGCCAAGTCATCGGCATCTTCGATGACGGTGTGGACGAGTGGGAGATTTGGACCAGCGCCGACTCAGGTGCGACGTTCACGTTCCGAGAGGACTTGGGTGCAAGCTCGGTTGGTCGGATTGCTGACCTGTCGCAGTATCGTGACAACCTGTTCATCACCAACGGAGTGATGGCCCCGCGCAAGTGGAACGGCACCGTGCTGAGCACGGCCGGTGCCACGCAGTCCCCCACGCCCACAGCGGCGGTGAACCCCACTGCAGGCAACCTAGAGGGGACCTACAAATACAAACTGGTTAGCGTCGAGAACGATGGCACCCGCGGTCGCGGAAGTGTGACTTCTAACGTCGTCACGCTGCAGGACAAGCAGGTGGACCTGACGTGGACGGCTGATGCCAACACGGATGTGGTGGGTTATGAAGTTTACCGAACTACTGGCACTGGTGCGTTTTATTACTTCGTCGCCTTTGTGGAAGGCAGGCTTACTACAGCCTATACCGACGACATCGAGGACCTCGAGATCCTTGAGAACCGCCCCCTCACCGACCACGGCGACGCCCCTGGAGTGGGAACCTACTTCTGCGAGCCACACAAGGACCGCATCTGGTGGCTGCGGACAGACACGAATCCCCTGAGAGCGTTCTGGAGCGACCTGGGTATCGCTGACTCCGTGGGTGAGTCGAGCTATTTGGACTTCTCCGACGCCGAGACTGGCAGTGACGTCATCACCGGCGCGTTCGGCGGCTTCGAGGGCCAGCTATTAGTCTTCACTGAGCGGTCCGTCTGGACCGTCTCCGGAACGGGAGCCGTAATTGGGAACATCGTTGACTTCTTCAGGAAGCGCTCAAACGCGCAGGCAGGGACGGTCTCGCACCGCACCGTCGTCAAGGTCCCGGAAGGATCCATCTTCGTTGACGAGCGCGGGGACCCGCAGAAAATCGGGCGCAGCGCTCTTGCCTACCTCACGCCGTACAACGACATCCGAATCTTCTCGGGGGACAACGACACTATCATTTCCCACCCGATCAAAGAGGCGCTAGCGCAACTAAACTACGCCAACCGGGCGAAGTGCCACGCCTTCCACGACGTTGAGACGGGGCACATAGTTTGGTTATACCCCCATGCCGGTGCGACAGAGCCGAATCGCGCTGTGGCGTGGAACTACCGACTCGGTTCATGGCATCGGTGGTTCACCCTCCCATTCGCTTCGGCGGCGGTGCTAGACGCTAGTGGAGACGCGCAACTCATCCTTGCGGGCAGTTCTTCTACAGCGACGGGAGGTTATGTTTACGAGTTCTGGGACACCAACGCATTCGACGGCAGCGCGATAGATTGTCGGTGGATGACGAACACCATTTACGGCCAAGCGGGAACAGGTGTATATAAGGGCCGCGATGCCGCAGTGCAGGCGCTGCCTTACCGCAAGCGCTGGCGCTGGGCCGACTTTTACATTCAGACCACTGCAGGCGTGACACTAACTGTAGAGTGGTTTCCGGGACACACGCCCGAGGGAGGCACCGCCTTTTTCTCTAGGACATTTACCCCTGACGACACCCTGCGAGAAAGCACGCAGGATAAAGTGTTGTTGAAGAACGGCACGGGGCGCTACTTGCACGATGAAGGTATCAGGCTCCGTATCAGCGACAACGCCTCCAACGGTAGTTGGGCCCTTGAGGCGCTCAGCTTGGCGTTCCAGGTCATCAGCGGCCTGAAGCGCCGGTCACAGTAATGGCAGTAGAGCTACCTTTTGCAACGCCCGCGTTCGACGCCATCAGACTAGAGACTGGTGTAGATACCGAGGACGCCATCCGGCTGATTTGGTTGATGCTCCAGGACGAGATCAACAAGCGGGAGCGCCTCGCGCAGACAGTTGGTGGGACAACGGGGCACAACCTGCTTTCGCCTACACACCCCGATACGATCCCGGCGAGTCCGATTCAGGGCGACATCATCACGGCACTCGGCTCGACGCCGGTTGACAACGGCAAGTATTGGCTGGACGGCCACCCGGTGTTTTTTGAGGACGATAACTCCGACACAGGCGGAGCGAAGTACTGGTTAGACGGCCACATGTTTGCCATGGGGGGCTTCGGTCTCACCGTAGGCACCGGCACGAAGTGGCAGCGTAAAGCGATTGGTGCAGCGGGGTTGTTCCTTGGCTCGACCGGGACCGAGGTTGAGTGGTTGTCCCCAACCTCCATTTCGGAGTCCGTGGCCGCCTATCGGTCAACGTCACAGGCCATTTCACAAAACGCCGACACCGCTATCAACTTGAGCGCGGTGAGTTTCGATACGGCGGCGTTCTGGGCGGGGGCGACCCCAACGCGGCTCACCGTCCCAACGGGGAAGGCCGGGAAATACATTGCTATCGGCCAAATCCAGTGGACCGATGGAGATATTGGGACGCTCCAGACGAAGATTCGTAAGAACGGCACAACCGTTGTGTCGCTGGGTGCGCTCGATACGACCATCACCGGCGTCACCAGCGCTCCGGGCGCGAGTCAGGCATCGACTTTGTTGAGTCTTGCGGATGGCGATTACCTCGAACTCGTTGCGTATTGGAACTACACCGACGCGGTTCCTCGCACGGCGGTGGGCGGTGAGACTAGCACCTTCCTCCAACTGATAAAAGTAGGTTAATGGCAATCTTTATTGCAGCGGCAGACGGGAACCTGAGCAGCGCGGGCGCGGTGTGGGGCACCACCGACGCGACCTCGAATCTCGTCTCCAGCGCCAACAACACGGCCCTTACTACGTCCTACGTCGAGTCGCAGGCGTTCACGCCCGGCGCGATTACGGTAGACGGGTTCGCGGTGATGGTGTGGTCTCGCGCGTCTTCACCGACCGGCACCATGAGCTGTCGGTTGGCCCAAGCTGGTGCATTGGTTGCGGGGACCGAAGTCACGATCAACGTCTCCGACATTGAACTCAACCAGAACCTGCACATTCCGGGGTGGTATTTCCTCAAGTTCGCGGCCCCTGTGACCCTCCTCGCGGCGACCCCCTACACGCTGAGCGCTAAGACTAGCTC